TCCAGAAGATGTAAAAGAGTTTAAGGCTATGACAGCCGAGCTTCGTGACACATGGACCAAGAAACAAGTATTTAGAACAGAGACAGAAATGAGAATGTCTGTGTTACAAGATGCGAAATATCCAACTAAAGCTGCAAAGTATTGGCAGTGTGTTAGAGAACAAAACGTATTTTTAGAAAACTTAATGAGTCTATCATTTGATTGTAGAAGATCAGAGGCTAAAGTTAAATGGTTAGAGAAAAAAGTTGAAACTGAAACCGACGAATACAAATTAGAAAAATATAAAATAGATTTGGATGAAGCTAGATATGGTTTAGCTAATATGCAATTAGTTGCTAAAGATAGAATGAGAGAGATTAAACTTTGGTCTGCACTTAAAAAAGAATTTAATGATGGATCGTTTGATACACAAGATGTTAATAGACACCAATTAGATTCTTACCATTTAATTATGAAAAATAAAGCAGAGACTTTAACATCTGGTTCAAGTCAACCTGAAGTATTTAACGTGTTAGGTCAATTACAGACAATTGAAAGAGTTAAGAAATCAGGTGAAATGATTTACAACAAGAAAGAACAATTAACAAGTGACCTTGGAGCCAAAGAAAAATAAACAATTATTATTTTTGGTAGCACAGCCTAGATCAGGTAATACTTTATTTGCAAGTATTATGAATCAAAATCCTGAGATAGCAGCAACACCTAACTCTATTACATTAGAGATCATAAAAGATTTGTTTTTGTTAAAGAACACAGATGTGTTTTTAAATTACCCAGATCATAAATCATTAGATAATGTATTGGATTCTGTGTATGATATTTATTATAAAGACTGGCCACAAAGAATAATTATAGACAGGGGTCCAGTGATGACACCTGGTAATTTTGAATTAATGCAAAAACATTATAAACGTCCGTTTAAATGTATTGTACTACTTAGAGATCTAATGGATGTATTAGCTTCTTATATGCAATGGTATACAGAAAATCCTGATGCGTTTCCTAATCGATACAATTTAAAAAATGATGATGAAAAATTAGCTATGATTATGAATAAAAATGGTGCTGTTGCAAAAGATTTAGAAGCAATAAAAAATGCATTTAATTATCCTAATATTTGTCATTTCGTAAAATATGATGACATGGTCACTCAACCAGAACAAGAGTTTAGAAAAATATATGAATTTATGGGTGAACCGTATTTTAATCACCGATTTATTAATCTAGATCAAGTTAATGTAAATGGTTTATCTTATGATGACAAAATTGTTGGTAGTAATATGCATAAACTATTTGATGGACCTGTAAGAAAAGTATATAACCCTTACATAAAAAAAATTCCAGAAAGGATAAGACAGAAATATGGACACATCAGATTTTAGTTTTATATTTTTAGGTCAGTCAGTGTTAAAATATCAAGTACCTCTTGATGTATTCAATACTATCAATCATATTTATGAAACAAAGTATCCTGAATTAAAACCTGCTAATAAACAGTTAATTGGTAAGATTGAAAAAGAACATAGTTTATTTTTTAATGGTGAAGACAGTCTTAAAATGACTAGACATAATTATTTACCACAAAACGTATTACAATGGTTTGAATCAAAGTTTAAACACTATTTAGAATGGAACAAAATAAAACAATATGATCTACATTTTAATTCTGTATGGGTTAATCAAATGTTCCAACACGAATACAATCCAGTGCATGTACATCAGGGATCATTGTTTACAGGTTTATCTAGTGTAATGATTTTAAAACTACCACAAAGTTTTGGTGTAGAATATTCATCACCAGGTGCACCACAAAATGGTAGATTACAAATATTGGGTTCCGCTAATGGACACTTTGCAAATGTAGACTATCAACCAAATATTAAAGAACGAGATTTTTATATTTTTCCATATGACGTGAGACATTGTGTTTATCCATTTAATGGATCAGGATTTAGAAGAACTTTAGCAGCAAATATGGATGTTCAGTATGACCCAATTAGAAACAGAGGAGTAAGTTAATGTACGAAAACATGCATATAAGTGAGCCTAAATGGAAAAGTTGGATTATACAAACGACTACACCATTGTTTACACCTGATCAGTGTAAACAGATTATAGAATGTGGAAGAAGACAATCACCACAAACTGCACAAGTCGGTATGAACAAACCAGAAGGAGGTGTAGATACTAAGAAAAGAGTAACTACAATATCTTGGATACCATTTAAAGAAATGGAACCTATGTATCGTGATCTTTATAAATTCATACAAAAAGCAAATGAAAATCATTTTGGTTTTGGAGATATACAAATAACAGAAAATGCACAGTTTACAGAATATCCAGAAGGTGGGTTCTATGATTGGCATATGGATTGTGATGTAAACATGCAACACGAACCACCAGTGCGAAAAATATCAATGACATTGTTATTAAATGATCCATCAGAGTTTAAAGGTGGTGATTTAGAATTAATGGCACCAGGTAAGTTTGCAGAATTAAAACAAGGTCATGCTATTTGTTTTGCATCATTTTTAAATCACAGAGTTAATGTTGTTAAGAAAGGTGTTAGACAATCTCTTGTTGTTTGGTTTGGAGGTAAACCATTTAGATGATTAAAGAACAATTTTTTCCAACAAATATATATGGTAAGGATGTAAAACTAGATAATCAATTATTTACTAATGAAATAGTTGAATGGTCTAAACGAGATCCAGGTGTTAAAAAAACAAATCGTAATGGTTGGCACTCTACAACTGAAATGCATAAGATGCCTGTCTTTCAACCTTTAGTGAATGAATTATTTATAATGATGAATGACATATGGAAAGAAGAATGGCTAGATAGAGAACCTGTATTAGGTAATATGTGGGCTAATATAAATCCACCAGGTGGATACAATCAACCTCACATACATCCCAATAGTTTATTTAGTGGTGTATATTATGTAAAGGCTCTAAAAAATTCAGGTAATTTAGTTTGCAATGAACCAAGAGCAGGAGCACAATTAAATATGCCAACAAGAAAACCTGGAAAACCACCAAAAGAATTATGGAGAGAGGTGCATTTAGAACCAAAAGAAGGTAGAATTATAGTGTTTCCTTTTTATCTTTGGCATAATGTTGAACCTAATTTATCTAATGATATAAGAATATCAGTAAGTTTTAATTTTATACAACATGGCTTTCAATAAATATCAAGTAATCAAAGGTGCACTTAGCTACGAATTAGCTAATTTTATATTTAACTATTTTCTCTTAAAAAGAGATGCAGTTGATTGGATGTATAAAAACAATATTACCTATGACAATGGCATGTTTGGTACATGGACCGATCAACAAGTTCCAAATACATACTCTCATTATGCAGATCATGTGATGGAGACATTGTTAGTTAAGATGTTACCAGTTATGGCTAAAGAAACAGGACTTAATTTAGTACCTACATATTCGTATGCTAGGATATACAAAAAAGGCGATATATTGAGACGTCACAAAGACAGACCTTCTTGTGAGATATCTACTACATTAAACCTTGGTGGAGACCCATGGCCCATATTTATTGATGGTACAGGGGCTGACAGCGTTATAGATGAGTATAAATCTATCATTAAACCCAATGCTCCAGAAGGCACGAAAGTCTTGCTTGATGTAGGAGATATGCTAGTATATAGTGGTTGTGAATTAGAACATTGGAGAGAACCATTTGAAGGTGATGTCTGTGCGCAGGTATTTCTTCATTATAACCATGTAAATGGTCCTTTTGCTGAAAAGAATAGGTTCGACAAGAGGCCGATGTTAGGTATTCCACCAATACGGAATATGTAATATAATGAGGTTATATGCTACAAAAAATAGGGTTTCAACCTGGTATTAATAAACAAATAACACCTACAGGCGCAGAAGGTCAATGGATTGATTGTGACAATGTTAGGTTTAGATATGGCACACCTGAAAAAATAGGTGGTTGGTCACAACTAGGATCAGATAATCTTACAGGTGCAGGTAGAGGATTACATCACTTTGTTAATAGTTCAGCTAGAAAATATGCAATCATCGGTACAAACAGAATTTTATATGCATACTCTGGTGGTGCTTATTATGACATACATCCTATTAAATCTACAAACACTCTTTCTAATGCATTTAGCACGACCAACGGATCAGCAATAGTAACTATAACTTTTTCTGGTGATCACAATATATCTGAATCAGACATTATCTTATTAGATAATTTTTCTTCAATAACTAATTCTAACTTTAGTGCTTCTGATTTTGATAATAAAAAATTTATGGTAACAAGTGTACCAACTTCTACAACACTAACTATTACAATGCCGTCAAATGAATCTGGATCTGGTGCAACAACATCAGGTGGCATACGTGTACAACATTATTATCCTGTAGGACCAGCTGTGCAAGCAAAAGGTTTTGGTTGGTCTCTTGGATCTTGGGGTGGTGAAGACGTGGGTGCAGCTACAACTACTTTATCTGCAGGTATCAATAGTTCACAAACAACAGGTATCATACTAGTTAACGATGCTTTGTTTCCAACAGCAGGTACAAGTTTTGTACAAATAGGAAGTGAGGAAATATCTTATACAGGTATTAGTGCAACAAAAGAATTAACAGGTGTTACAAGAGAAGTAAGAGGTACAAGTGCTGCAACACATAGTGCTGGAGCAGCTGTTACAAACTCATCAGATTATGTAGCATGGGGTGAAGCTGCATCAGGAGACTTAGTTATCGAACCAGGTATGTGGTCACTAGATAACTTTGGTGACAAAGCCATTTGTTTAATTCATGACAGTGCTGTATTTGAATGGAACTCTGCAGCAGCAGATGCAACAAACTCAAGAGCAACTATTATATCT